GTTCTTCACCGTTGATGACCTGGCGTCCAGCAGCTAGTTGCAGGGCCTCATTGTAGAGGTCACGATCAAAGACGCCCCCGGCGCTGCCACCCTTGCCCAGGTAGATGAGGTCAGCCACAGACTTGAGCCGGTCCATCGTCTTGATCATTGGTGCGCTAGTAGACAGGCCGTCAAACAGGGTGACGCGCTGATCACGCATATCGGTCATCTCGCCCAGGGCGCGATCCTCTTTGCCGGCCTTGATGAGGCGACCCCGCATTGCAGCGTCAATGGTTGCCTCGTCCGCACCGAGAACCATCATGCCGCCGATGTGAGCCAGCTCCGGGGCGTCTTTGCTAATCTGCCCCAGGACCACCAAAGCATCCTGGCCAAAGGCAGTGGACAGTTTGTTGAGCGTTACCGTCTGTAGTTCGACAGGCATCTCCTCCAGAGCCGTAGCCAGGGCAGTGGCCTCAGACTTTGTGAGGATCGTCTTCGGTGTGCCGTAGTGCGCTGAGACTTTGTTTGCGTCTTTGACCCGCGCCTCAACCGCTGTTGCGATATCGGTTGCCTGGCTGTCAGGGCTCAACACTGTCTCTACCAGGTCAACACCGAGGGCCACGACGCCAGAGCCATTCCCCCAGGACAGTGGGTCATCCTTGAGCCCTGTCTCCATAGCCGTGAGCCGTTGCTCCATCAGCGCCAGGAACTCACTTTCATCAGCAGAGTAGCCGCCATCGCGTTGGCGCAGAGTATTGATCTTGTCCTCTAGCGTCATGGTGCTGTCGTTGGCGATATCGTTGAACAACTCTGACATAGCAGTCAGCCTGGCTACATCGCCCCGCAGCGCAGCCACCATATCTTCGGGCGCACCTTCAGCCTGTAGCTTGTTGATGCCGTCATTGATCGCAGCGACATCCTCATCCCGGATCGGGTCAAACCTCTTGACCACTTTCTCCAGCGCATCAACGCTTCTGCCAATGCTTGTAGCCGTCGCCTTCAAAGCCGCGTTACCGGACCTTTCGTCAGATGCCAGTCCTGCCAGGCGAGACTTGACGATCTTGAGCCGCAAGACATCCTCTGGTGTGCCAGCCTCTTCAGCACCCATGCGGTTGGTGATGGTGTCACGCTCCTGCCGCAGTTCTTCCAGGTTAAATCCCTGGATGCCGCGGAAGTATTCGATGTGGCTCTCCGCTGTAGCCAGGCGCTCTTTGACCTTTGCCAGCCTGGCCTTGTCTGCGCCGGCATCTTCCAGGGCGTCGATCCTGGCCCTCATCTTGTCGATGACCGCAGTCGAGGGGATGCCCCCGGCCGACACAACAGTAGAGACCTCATAGTTCAAGTCAGCCTTGAGATTGGCAATCTCAGAGTTCAGCGCAGAGATGTCAGAGTTGGCAGCAGTGCGGAAGTTCCGCACCAGGGTCTGAGCGTTGTCGTCGGAGATGCCACGGGTCAGGCCACCATCCTTGCCAATGTCAGCCTCAATCCGGTCAGCGTACTCCAGTCTCTCCTCTGGTGTCTCAAGCCTGTCGAAGCCACCACGCACTCTAGCGATATGGGCTTTGCGATTAGCACGGATCATGGCATCCGCAACTTCTTCTTCATTGTACCCCTGGGCCCGGAGCATAGAGCCGATGGCCTCAACGCCCTGGTCGATATCTTTGTTGATGACCGCCTCAGACATGCCAGACCTGGCCATGTTCTCCAGACTTTCTGTCATGGTCTCCAGGTTCAGCGCACCCTGGGCCCTGGTCTCCTGCTTCTTCTTCTTAATGTGATCCTCAGAATAATTGAGGAACTGAGCGTTACGGTAGCTGTCCAGGGTGAGGCTGACCTGTTGAGCCGCGGCCGGGTCCATCATGCCCAGAGCATCAGAGAAGCCGAGCGTGACCATATCCAGACGCTCTGCCAACTTCGTGGGGTCTTCGCCAGCTTCAATCGCTTCCAGGTACTGCTTGCCCATCTCGCGCTTGGCTTCGACTTCGATCTCTGCACTCAATCCTTTGACCGCGGCATTGTAAGCAGCAGCCTCGCCGGCATTGAAGCTGGCAGGGTCCTGGTCCTGGAGTTGGGTCAATGTCCTGGTCGGGTCAGACGCGCCGAGCATTGAGCCTTTTATAGTGTTTCGGCGCTCTGTTTCTTTGAAAGCAAAACTGGAGATGCGGTCCATCGCCCTGGCCATTGCCTCAGATGTACGCGCAGCCTCACGACCAGCAGCCATGTCGATGCGGGGCACATCTCCTGTACCAACTGTCTGGATTGGGGCAGAGGCCAGTCTTTCAAAAAGTTCTGACATTACGCCTCACTCCCCATCCCGCCGGTATATTTAGGCGTTGATGGCTTAAAGAAATCAAAACCACCCGTCTGGTTGGCCATGTAAGCACCCTCGCCAAGTGTAGCCGCGGCGTTAATGTAACCCTGACGACGAGCCATGTTCCCGGCGGCGACATACTGAGCGGACTGGATTGCACCACCAGCCTCAATCACTTGCCCTTGAAGTTGCATCAACTCTTGGTTCTCTTTGCTTGTGAAAAAGTCTGTGACGCCTTTACCCAGGTTGTAGATTGCAAGGTTGGCCACCGAGCCGGAGAACGGGTCGATAGAGCCGGCCGCTGCACGGGCATTGATGGTTGCGAGATTGCTGCTGATCTTCTTGAGGACTTCGATGCCCTGGCGCTTATGGTTTAGGGTTTCAGCCCTGGTCCGCAGCACGTTAGCCCTAGCTTGCATCTCTGCTTGCTTGGCTTGCATGTTGTACATTTGCTGTTGGGCTTTCGCCATTTGCATTTGCTGAATAGCGCCGAAAACCTTGAGGGCTGGACCTATAGCTTCCATATCACTGTCCCACGCTTACTTTGTAGTCGAGAGCCAGGACCGTCATATCAAGCGGCACGGTCTGCTTGAGCGTGATGGCTCCCTCTTTGTCAAAGCCCAGGAGTGGGCCGATGGTTTTGATGCCGGTAAAGGGCTGAACGCTGGTGTCCAGGTTGCTCTCTCCAAACTGACGGAAGGCCACCAACTCATCGTTGATGGTCAGCGCCTTTGTCTCAAAGAGTTCGGCGTTCACCTCCAGGATGCGTTTCTTGAAGCCACGCAAAGAGCCAGACTGTATCTGCGGCTCAACCGGCATGGTCTTGACCTCAACCGTGTAATCCAGGCCAACCTGGTAGCTGCTAGTGCTTGCCCTGGCGAAAGTCGCCGTGTTGCTGCTCACAGTTACATCTGGCTGCACAACGCCGTCAGTGATGACCTTTACGCTCTCATTGTCCAGGTGAGCGACACTGGCAGAACTGGCGGCACCAGAGGCTGCAACCGCGCTGTCCAGGTTGAGGGTGCTGTCGAAATACTCGACAAAGTATTGTGCCGCGCTGTTCACTGTCCGCTTGGTGATGACGTAAATCTCATCGACATCCACGCCAACAGCCTGGAACTCGCCACTGGTTGTGAACCTTGCCGGCGCAGTGACCTCCTGAGACCGCAGCAGTGAGAACACGATCATTGACCCATCTGTGCCGTTGACGATCATCAGCCGGTCACTCTCATCTGTTGAGGTGGCGCGTCTGATCGCCATGTCAGTTGGGGCCTTGAACAGGTGGCCCGACAGCATGGAGACATTGCTGGTGTTGTAGGCAAGTTCTGTATCGGTAAAGGCCAGTTCGTTGAGAGACTTGCCCTTGCGCTGAATGAACAGGGTGCCACTGTCCACGCCGACAATCGGCACATCGGCCTTCGACCCGTTCCTGGTGGCAATCTTCACGATGAAGTTGGACGGGGTGATCGGCTCCAGGTTTGCCTGGGGAACATAGAACTCACCACCCGTTGTGAAGAGTTGGAGGTCACGGCCGGAGAAGATGTCAGTGATAGAGTTCAGCGTCGATGTCGAAAGCGTTGCCTCAAGAGCCGCATCGTCCAGGCCTTCACCCTTGTCGAAGTTGAAGAAGTCATTGGCCCGTGATGCCCATACTGTCGAGGGCAGGGACTTGGACCCCGCCATCCAGAGCCGGCCTTCATGGAAGGTAATGGCCTTGGGCCAGCCCCTGGTGTTAGACCAGGCAAGTTCATGACCAACCTCCAACTCCCAATCGTTAGCGGAGATGGCGTCAGTCGAGAAGAAGGGCACCTCTGCCACGCCGCGGACTTTTGTGGCGCTGACAAACTCCACAATCCGAAGCCGACCAAAGTTGCTCAGAATGTTGATGTACTGATGCTCATGCGAGGCTGAGAAGACCGAGGCTGTCGCCGTGATCTCGACATTGCCAGATGCGGCAGATGGCGTGATGTCCGCCGCAGGATTACTGGTGGTGATCGAAAATGGATAGTAAGGCCGCTCGACAAAGGAAACAGTCGATTTTGTCCAGGATGAATTGTTAGCACCGCGGACTAGCTTCAGTGGCTCCAAGTCCTCATGCGTGAAGATGATGGTGTCGGCCGACTGTGCAAAGCGTAGGTTCGGCAGCATGGCCGCGGTGATCTCAGAGATCGCCAGGAAGTTGTTGCCACTACCGTTGATGTTTGTAACCAGGGCCCCACTGCGGAAGACATACAGCTTGCCGGCAGTCAGGGCGAACATATAGCTGTCGTCTGTGTTGAACTCAAACGGGATGAGCCTGACGCCGTTGGCAGCACCAGCATCCAGGGTGGCAGCGTAGCGCAACCCCTCACGTCGCCTGATACCGCCCTGGGGTTGGATCACAACATTGGTGGCAGTCTGAAGGGCAGAGTAATACTGCTTGAGGTCGATCCTGGCCCGGAGTAGCGGGTCAATCTCACCTACTGAGAAATTTGTCTGTATCTGGACAATCCGGCTCATCCACGAACCGAAATCAGACTGTAGTCCTCAATCGCCTCTGTCTGTCTGTTCTGGCTGTCGATAGACGTTGCCACGCGGAAGAAGCCCCCGCGCATATTCTCAGAGGGTGTCCCGACAGCCTGGGTCTTGAAATAGTCCGCTTTGGTTATCTGGTCCGTCACGGTCTCCGCGATGTTCCAGGCCATCATGTATTTCAACAGTTGGATGAAGTAAGTCGGCAACTCAGCTTCTGGCGTAGGATACTGGTAATCGACATATATCTCTTCCTCAGAAGAGAGCAGCTTGTCGCCCATGATTTCCCAGCCATATTGGATCGGTCTCGCGCCGGATGTGCCAGAAGTAAACACTGCGCGAACATTATTGAGCCTGTCACCTGGTAGCTGATATTCGTACTTGAACTCATTGACAGGAGTGGTTGTTGTCCTGGCGAGTTGGGTCTTTTTAAATGAGAAGGTCCAGGGGTGCATCCCGATGGTGCTGTCCCGGATATCATCATAAAGGCGGTCACAAATCTGTGCCGCATCGGTTCCTTCAGAAAAAGAGGAGAGAGG